CGCGAACAACTAGAGCAGGTTTACGTAGTACGTTAATGAAGTTGGATTCGGCTTCAACATCAACACCTAGACCCTTAACATCATTGAATGTCCACATGTAAACATCTTCAGCTACGGTATTAACGAAATCCATACGGTTAGCAGGGCCAAAGTATGTAACGAAAGCATCATCAACACCGTTTGGAACGAATACTGCATCACCAGCAGGAATTAGGGTAGCACCAGCTAGAACTGTACGGACTTCGATGAAACGGATAGCACCGAATACGAATTCACGATATAGACCAGTACCACCAGCACGCTGACGTAGTGGCTCTTGTGTAGAAGAGTAATACTGATAAGCAGCAACAACCTTTGCGTGACCAATTAGCTTTGCGAAGAAAGCAGGTGAGCAGTAAGCTGTAACACCAGTGATAACTTCGTCAGACTTAGCATTGTCTTGAATAGCAGAGAAAGCAGCTTCACACTTAGCTAGAACATCAGTAGTACCAGAGTTTAGAGCGAAGTCTACAGTGGTCTGAGAGATGCCGAAGTCAGAGAAGAAGTTACCAGAGATAGTACCGTTAGGGGCATACACGTTACCAGTGGTTAGTGTAGAGAAACGAGCAACTTCTTGTGTAACAGAATAAGACTTACGTAGTTTAACCATCTTACGCTCTAGTTGAGCAGCAAGAGTATCAGCAACATCTAGCTGACCGTAAGCAGACTTACCTTGTAGGTCTTGTGGTTGAATGCGATCAACGATTGGGTGATGGGTCATGCTGTACTGATGTAGCTTACGAACAACATCATTAGAAGCAGAAGGACGTGCACCACGTACTTGGTCGGTAACTAGACCTAGTGAACCATTCTGTTCTTCAAAGGAAACAGTGTGAGCAGAAAGATACTCAGGGGTGAATAGACCAGAATCACCAAGAATTGTCCAAGAAGCTGGAACTAGTTTTAGTTCCTGTGTATAATCTTGAACTTCAAAGTTATTACCAAATGAACGAGTAATCATTTATTATTATCCTTATTAGATAGAAGCTAGAGCAACAATACCGAGGGCTTCTAGAGCAGCATATACGGCAGCTTTTTCTGGCGCGGTATCAATATCAGCAGCTAGAACTAGACCACCTTGAGCAACAACCGCTGGCCCTTTGACGAGGGTTAGAACCTTTGTATCTGTAGAACCAGCAATAGTCTTAGCTGTGATAACAATACCAGCAGCATTCTGAGAACCGTCAGCAGCGGCAGCGGTACAAACTTTGTACTTACCAGTTGCGGTAACTTTACCTAGAACAGTACCTGTAGCTAGGGTTTGAGCAGAATCATTAACGGTTACTTCAACACGACCAAAACCGTAGTCAGCAAATGTTTCAGCCTTTAGCCAGTTACCTAGCTTTTGGAGTTCAGTACTAATTAGCATTTATATATTCCTTAATAAACATTAAATCAATAACACGCAATAGACACCAACCATATACAAACCTATTAGGTTTCTTTTGAAATAGTGTGTTTAATTTACGTAGTGGTATATCTAGTTTAGTGGCAAGTTCTTTTCTTGTACCAATAAAGTGATCAGAGAAATCTTTATTTATAAAACAATAGATATTCTTATCTTTGGTCATATCTACATCTAAAAATAATAAACGTCTTCTCTCTAATTGCTCGGCTGTTAACTTCTTACCCTTGTTTACAAGAATAGACGCATCAACAGCTTTTCTATTACATGGACGACCTTTTTGAGATTTACTCAAATTATCTCGCCACTCTTCAGTTTTAATTCGACCTTTATTAGCTTTTGAAATTTTGGCTTTATGTTCTTCAGTTAGAGAATAACCAGAAGTTCCTTCGCCTCCATTTGTATAATTACAAAGGTTGTACCCAAAGTATCGCAATTCAGAGATTACACTTATTTCTTCACAAAGAGCTTCTTCATTAGTTAAATTGTCAAATAAGATTTCAACAGTGTAACCATGTTTATCTACGATATTTTTCCAATGTTTGTTTCTACAGTAAATAACCCAAGCTCTTCGTTTCATCCCTTTACCGACATAGAAAACTTCACCAGTATCTAATTTCTTGTGAAGATATACGTAGTAGTTATTCAATTACTTAGATTGATTAGCAGCTAGACGAGCCTTTAGAAGTTTAGCAACAGAGTTTTCTTCTTGTTGTTCTTCAACTTCAGCACCCTTCTCAACGAAGAGTTCAGACTTCTCTACTAGTTCTTGCATCTCGGTTAGAGCCTTGATCACTGCTTCAAAGTCAGCATCAGATTCAACAAGACCAACAGCCTTAAACAGAACATCAGCACGATCTGCATTCTTAACAGCAGCTTGTACCTTTTCTTTACGAGCCTTCGCAATAGCTTCCTTCTTCTCTTGCTCAAACTTGGCAACTTGTTCTAACGCTTTGGCTAGTAGTTCCTTCTGTTCGTCAAAAGCCTTCTGGATAGCATCAAACTCAGACTTCTCAATTACTTGAGTTTCAACAGTCATAGATGTTTCCTTATTTAATTCAGAGCCGGATGGCTCAACAGATTTCTCAACGTCGACATTGGTTGAGGCATCAGACTCAGCGGCTTTAACCACCTTATCAGATTCTTTTGCTAGGGCATTAGTTGCTTTAGCTTCTTTATCAATTTTACGGAAAGCTTTTTCAATAAGAGCTTGATCCTGTAACATTGCTAGATATTCTGTTTCTTGTAACTTTGATAGAGACTCAGGAATATTTTCTGAATCGTATAAAGACTTCATTACTTCAATACTTTGTAGTTTAGATGTAATATAATCTTGATAGGTTTCAATCTCTGTTTCTACAATACCTGCCGCATCTAAACCGGCTTGTTCTGCCGCATCCGCAGCTTCTTCATCCATCATTGCTGTAGTAAAACCTAACGCTCTAGCGAGGACTTCCGCATCATCGTACCAAATACCATAGAAGCGAGACAGATACTCTGTAATTTCCATTGTTACTTTAATCTGTGAAGCCTTCTGTACAAACTCATCAGAGAAGTTACAGGCTTTCATAACTAAAGCATAATCCTTACCATTAGCGGGGCCACCTTGTTTTTTACTAACGAGTGCAATATGCGCTCCTGTTTGATCAAAGCTGATATCGCTTAATTTACGTTTAGCTTTCGCTGTCATTATTCTTCCTCATCTAAAACTTCGACTTTAGCTAAAGCACCAATGCTAACACCGTTTACTTCACCAGATTTAATTAAGGCCCATAGATCGCTATCAAGAATCTGTAATGTGCATAACCATGTTCCGGCTTTAACCAAAACTTCACCAAGGATAAAATCAGTAATAGAAATGTATGATTCCAAGAACTCAAATGTCTCAGTCTCTACTAAGTGAAATAAGTTAGCTTTCTGGCAGTATTTATTAAAGTTATGACACGCTTTACGTACTTCCTCTTCAGAGGTTGTATCACCGTGAAGATCAACTTCATCTGGAACCATAACTACATAAGTTACTTGCATTAACTCTTCATTAACTGCTTTAGAAATAGGTAATTTTAAATTAGCTAATTCTTCTTCTTTGTTTAAATCTTCTTTGCTAATCTCTTTAGAATAACTCTTTAAGATACCTGCCTCTTTTAATACCATGCGAGTAAAAGCTAATGCACTACTACCACCAGCAGCTAGATAAGCAGCAGATTCTGCATTAAGATTATTACCTTCTAATCTATCATTAGGTCTGTAAGAACCTTGTGCTTTATTTAAGAAAGTATAGAGTGCTTTTACTTCATCAAGAGTAATATCTTTTTTCTTTAAGATATCAACTAGTGGTTGTACTTTAGGCTTGATATTAACAGAGGAAGCACTAGTAGATTTCTCTAGTAGTACAACCCCTCTTAATGAATTATTTAACATAGCAGAAGTAGGTTTATATGTATTCACAAT